CCACAAACGGGTTTCGGCACAAAGGTTTGGCGGGCGTCTACAACCGGCCAACCCCTGGGACCATTGTGCAGACGAGAGGAACGCAGATAACCAAGGCGTTCCTTGAAGGCAAGTCGACTGTGGATTATCAAGGTTGCTACCGTGGGCATGCGTTAGAGTTCGAGGCGAAGTCCACCAAGCAGGAGCACCGCTTCGACCTGGACAACGTCCACCAGCATCAGATTGACCACCTGCGTGCGTGCAATGACCAGGGTGCTGTGTGCTTCGTCGTGCTGGAGTTTAGCACCAGGCGCGAGACATTCTACCTCCCGGCGAAGATGCTACTGCAAGCGTGGGACAAGGCTAGTTGCGGTGAGCGTAAGTCGCTGCCGTACACGGACATTGCGCTGATGTGCTACATGATAAACAGTGGACGCGGGGTACCTTTGGATTACTTAGAAGTGGTGGACAGGCTGCTCGATAAGGCGGTGGGGTAAGTTGGATTTACCAACAATGCCTGGTGGTCGCACCGACTGGGACACGGTTGTGCGTGACTGGGCATCCGAGAATGAAATGAGTTTCCGAGATGCGATGGGCTGGCTCAGTAAGCGCGAAACGCTAGAGATTGCCGTGGATATGCTGGGTTTGTCAATCTCGACCGGAGTTGACGAGTGGCCAGAAACGAGGCGCGTCGGGAAACAGGTGATGCTTTCGTTCGCCTCTTTCCTTGACCATCGTGGATATCGAGTGCCGATAACAAATCTGAAGTTACCAACCGAGGAGGAAAACACAAATATGAAAACGTCACTGACAAGAGAGTTGTACCTTGACGAAAGACGCGCAGGGAAGAACAGGACCGCAGTTCAAAGAGAATCAGGCCTCGGTCCATCGCAATTCTACCAACTCTTGCGCGATTGGGGACTGAAAGACACCACTGTCGAGGATGCGGAAATGAACAAGGTTGTTGTCGCAGAAATTGAGGTTGCCGCTACTCGGGCGGTTGTGGACGAACCAAGCCCAAGCGAAACAACATCCATCCAACGCGAAGATGCACCGGCGAAGCGGCTTGAACGAAAGGTGGGAATCACCGTGACAATCGACGAGCTACTTATGCGCCATTCATTGGCCGCTGTCATCGATGACGTGCATCAGACGGCGGTGGACCATGGGTGGCACGACAAAGAAGTTTCGCTACCTGTACAGATTGCGCTCATCCACAGCGAGGTCTCAGAGGCTTTAGAGGCCGACCGCAAAGGTCACGGTGACGACAAGGTTGCTGAGGAATTGGCGGACGTGATTATCCGAGTGATGGATACGGCAGCCGCGCATAAGTTGCAGTTGGTTGAGGCGTTGTTTGCGAAGATGGAGCGGAATCGAGAGCGGGAGTATCGGCATGGAAACTTGGCGTATTGACACGAAAAGATGTGAAAGTGTAACGAAAATGAACAAAAACGTGCAACTATCGGGAGCTGGCGTATTTACTGCGTCGCTTCCGTTTTTTTATGCCCCAAAATAGACATAGGGAGGTGATAACATGCCGAAACCATGTCAACTCGGCCACAACTGCGAATGGGGCCGCAAACAATCGACGGTCATCGTGTGTTCGATGCCACGATGCACCTTGGTTAAAGTGCCGAAGACCAGCAATCTATACCGCGACCGCATCACAGGCCGCAAAGTGACTGTAGCGCCGAAGACGTGACGATTGTCGTGTCTTTGCCGGTGCAGTGATGTGCCTGAGAAACGTTTCAAGTTGTTGCAGTTGGTAGCCTCACCTAACAAGGAGGGCGTCGGGACAACGCACATGCCAGCTGCAGCACCTCCTTTGAGGAGATGAGGAAAATGAAAAAACTGACGCCGAAGCAAAAGGCCTTCGTTGCTGAATATTTGATTGACTTAAACGCCGCGCGCGCTGCTAGAGACGCTGGCTACTCTGCCAAGACGGCAAATGTGAAGGCCGCACAGTTGATGGCAAGCGTCCAGGTGCAAGCCGCGATACAAGAGGCTATGCAAGCGCGTGGTAAGCGTACAGAGGTAACGGCAGATGCGGTCTTGGCTCAGCTGGCTAAGATTGCGTTTGTGGATATAAAAGACATCGTGACTTGGGGTGTTGATGGAATCCATGTGCGCAACAGCGAAGACGTAGATGGCACCGTTCTCACCGAGGTTAGCGAGACGATGTCGGAAGGCGGCTGGACGAAGAAAGTAAAGCTTGCTGACCGAATGCGTGCGTTGGAGCTGCTTGGCAAGCATCTAGGGATGTTCACGGAGAAGCTAAAGGTGGACATTGATGTGTCGCTCGCGGACGTTCTTGCGAAGGCATGGCAATCCAAGGATAGCTAAGGGGGTGATTCCGTGTCCAAGGCGGATATGAGTGATATGGTGCAAGGCATGATTCGATACATTAAGGACCCCGTTGCATTTGTGCGAGAGGTGTTACTTGCAGAACCAGACCCGTGGCAAGTCGAAGCCCTTAATGCAATTGCGGTCAGTCCACGTATATCAATCCGCGCTGGACACGGTTAGGTGTTGGCAAAACGGCTTTTGAGTCGTGGGTGATTCTGTGGTTTTTGTTCACGAGGCCATATCCTAAAATACCAACAACAGCTCCAACAAGGCAACAGTTGCTTGACGTTCTATGGCCTGAGATTAGCAAGTGGATTAGCAACAGCCTCGTTCTTAAAAAGTATTTTGAATGGCAAAAAACCCGCGTCGTGATGACGCAAGCGCCGGAACGATGGTTCGCAACAGCGCGGACCGCGAATAAACCTGAAAATTTGGCGGGATTCCACGAAGAACACATTCTGTTTGTTGTGGATGAGGCATCGGGTGTCAAGGATGAGATTTTCGAGGTTATCGAGGGCGCGCTCACGACGGCAGGCGCGAAACTCCTGATGTGCGGCAACCCCACTAAAACGAGCGGCGTATTTTACGACAGCTTTCACAGTGACCGCGACATGTACTGGACGGCAAAGGTGTCTTGCCTCGATAGTCCACGTGTAACCATAGAGTATGCTGAACGCTTGGCTCGTAAGTATGGCAAGGATTCGGACGTCTACCGCGTGCGTGTGCTCGGAGAATTTCCGTCAAAGGAGCCTGACGTACTTATTCCGCTAGAACTCGTGGAGCAAGCAACCATGACGGATGTCACGGAAACAGATAGCCACGGTATACCGCGATACATCGGGCCGCTTGAAATTGGCGCTGACATCGCACGTTATGGTGATGATGAGATTGTGTTCATACCGCGCATTGGGACACATGTTTTCGAGCCAGAGATACACCACAAACTCAGTGTTACCGAAACGGCAGGGAATCTCATCCGGCTCGGCGCACGACTACTCGAAGAGCACCATCGGACTGTGATATCCATCAAAATTGACGTCGGTTCAATGGGTGCGGGAGTTGTCGATATCCTCGTGGACGAAACAAAAAACCTAGCAGGACAATGGTCTATCGTGCCGGTTAATTTTGGTGGTGCAGGAGACGATGAGCACGACGACTTGGCAACCATCATGTGGGATAACGTGCGTCAGTTGCTAAACGCACACGAATTACACTTGCCAGATGACGACGAGCTCGTTGGACAGTTGAGCACTCGCAAGTATCGAGTTACCGCTAAAGGTAAGCTGCGCATCGAACGAAAGGACGACTATAAAAAACGCCATCATATCAGTCCTGACCGCGCTGATGCACTCGTGCTGTGCTTGTATGATGGCGGCGTGGATACAAGGCAACTATTGCAGACCGTCAAGGTCAAGCCGGTCACATCAGGCATCCGCACGAAACGATTCTAAGGAGGTGGTCATGTGGGCGTAAAAGATGCGTGGAAAGCGTTGTTCCAAGGTGAGCGAGCGCCGAAAAACTCACCCATGCGCGGCGAAGTCGGTATGACAGGCAACAAAATGTTTTCGGGGTTACCAATGGACGAGTATAATCCCGACTTGGCGTTTCCAAAGTCGATAGAAGTCTACGACCAGATGCGGCGGTCAGATGGGCAGATTGGCGCCGTCCTCAATGCAATCAAGCTGCCGATACGCTCGGCGAAGTGGTATGTCGAGCCTAATGAGGATGCGAAGGATGAAAAATTGGCTGAGCAGATTGCGGAGTTCATTGAGGACAACTTGATGGGCGGAATGGCTTACAGTTGGGACGACCACCTGCGTGAGGCATTGTTGATGCTGGACTTTGGATTCTCGGTATTCGAGAAGGTGTACAAGTTTGACACGTGGCAGAATAAGCCGGTGATTATGCTAGACAAGTATGCACCCCGTGTTGCTCCGTCTATCTGGAGGTTTCCACAAGACGAAGAGACTGGCGACGTTGTTGCGGTCGAACAACTCAACTACTACACAGGCCAGTTGTTTTCAATCCCGCTGACAAAGTGTCGTCTCTACACGTACAACCGCGAGGGTGACAATCCAGCAGGGATTAGTCTGTTACGCCAGGCGTACAAGCACTGGTACTACAAGGATTCGCTCTACCGCATCATGGCGGTCGGAGTGGAAAAATCACTGGTGGGTACACCTTACGCGACGATGCCAAAAGGTGCGTCTGAGCAGGACAAGAACTCGGTTCTCGCTGTTATATCGGCGATTCGCTCAGCTGAAGAGGCAGGTTTCACGATTCCTGAAGGCGTCATCCTCGGGATGCTTGAAGGTACGAAGAACGCAGTCGATGCCATGCCGCTGATGGAGCACCATGACACACTGATTGCGCGGTCGGTGCTCGGCCAGTTTCTCAACCTAGGTACCATGTCGTCAGCATCCGGTGGCAGTTTTGCGCTCGGTCAAACACAAGTCAGTCTGTTTTTGCAAGGGTTGGAAGCTATCGCAAACTATATCCAAGGCGAGATTCAGCACGACATTGAGCAACTCGTGGAATGGAACTTCGGCAAAGATGCGCCGGTACCACAACTCAAACACGGTCTCATCACGATTGAGAGTGTATCCGAACGTATGACAGCGATTGCCGCTCTTGGTGCTGGTCACTTGGTCAATCCCGATGAATCGCTGGAGAATTATCTGCGTAGCCTCATGGGATTGCCGCCGATTACGAAAGCGACGCTCGACAACCAGTTGCTATTGCCTGCTAACCGCTATGAGCCGGAGATTATTCCGAACAAACCGCTTACACCACAAATGGCCGCTGACGCCGCGAAGGCACAAGCACAAGCCAAAGCACCAGGCATCATACCGGGTGCCACGGCTATCAAAGCTAGTGAGAGCGACACAGGTTTCACGTTCGCTGATGACGGTCCCAAAACGACTGGAGGCGGCCAACCACCGGCGCAAACGGGGAAGTGGAAGCGGGAACTCACTGCGCTCGAAAGCGAAGACATGCTTGTGCGGCTCAGCAAGGAATGGCAAGAGCACGAAAGCCAGTGGCAGTCACGTCTCGCGACACAGCAACAAACAGCTGCCAAGGACCTCGTTGACCAGGTGCGCCAAGTCGTCATGGCCCACACGAACAAGTTGATGCAGATGAACGATGTCAACAGCCTTAAAGTTCCGGTGGATATGCAAGCCAAATACCAACAACAGATTGAGCAGTTGCTCACGCAATCCTATGAGACCGGCACAAACAGCACGGCTGCAGAACTCGGCACAACCAGTCCAACGGCCATCGATGCGGAGGTAACCGCACTCATCTCGGCAAAGGCGCAGTTGCTGGCGGGGGTGCAACTCGGCAAGCTCACAGATGGCGTGAAGTTTGCGGTTATCGACCAACTAACACGGAACCACGCGGTTGGCGAAGTCGTCACAGCTGCACGACAGGCTGCGGCCACATTTATCGACGGCAACGACTTGAAGACTAGCGGTATGGTGTCGATTGGCGAGGCTCTGAACATCGGGCGCGGAGTTACGGCGAAAGCGGTAGGCGTCAAAGGTGCGCAGTGGTCGGCGGTACTGGATGACCACACATGTCCGCTGTGTGAATCGCTAGATGGCAAGAATATAAGCGCCGAGAACAAGGACTTTGATATTTTTAGGCCACCGCTTCACATCGGTTGCAGATGCATCTTGGTATATATTGGAAGCAACAATACTGGTGAAGTGTACAACTGGGTGACACCGAGTCCGGAACTCGTGAAAAAGTATGGTCACCTCGTAAGTTAAGCCTCCATTCGGGGGCTTTTTTCTTTTTACTGCGTCGCTACGGTTTCGACGGCGATTTATGATACCAGCAGAAGGTAAAGGGGGTGGACGTGTGGCACATGGGATGATTGACCTCGCGCAATTTGCGGAGAGCGCAAGTGGCGAGAGCTGGATTCAGATTATGAAAACAGGCAATTGGCAACATCCGAAGCTGAAGGAAGTTGCAATAACAAATAAAGACCTCGCACAGTTCAAGGACAACTTCGATAAACGCGTGCGCGGTGTCGATTTAGCTGTAGACGTATCGCATAATCCCGATGCCGGTGCAACAGGGTGGTTCAAAGAACTTAAAGTTGACGGCGACAAGCTGATGGCGAAAGTTGACTGGACTGAAGAAGGCGCTCAACTGGTGAAGTCGGGTAAATATCGCTACTTCTCGCCTGAGTTTATGTTCCAATGGACTGACCCAGCGACGAAACAGACCCACAACAATGTCATGCTTGGTGGAGCGCTTACCAACAGGCCGTTCCTGAAGGACATGGAGCCGATTGCCTTCAGCGAATCGGGCATGGGCACCGTGTGGATGTCGGACGACGAAAGCATGGCAAATCCACAACACTATGCGTCGAGCGTAAAGCATGACGACGGCACGCACTACGACCCTGACGGCGATGGTGACGACGACAGCACAACGGATCCTCGTGCAAATCCGGACTGGATGTCCGACGTGAAGATGGGTGCGACTGCATGGCCGGAGCACACCGCCCAACAAGCGGAACTCGCGAAGGCTGGCGTAAACAAAGCAGACGCAGACAAGAAGTTTGCTGCGTTCCAGAAAGTTCATCCGATGCCTGGTCACAAGTCAGTGCAGATGTCTGAGCCGGTTGTTACCAACTCGCATAAGACACCACCGAAAGGCAAGCCGCAGAACCGTGACCTATACGCTGACCCTGACAACTACAAGTACCCGATTGACGCCAAGCACGTACATGCGGCCGTTAGCTACTACAACCAGGGTGGTATGCAGTCAAAGGGTGGATACAGCGACGGCCAGTGGTCATCCGTTGGTAGTCGGATTGCGAAGGCCGCTGGTGATGGATACAGCCTCAAGGGTGGCAAAATCGAAACGCCGTCAACTCACGAAATGAGCGAAGCGGTGTATGACCCGGAGGCGAATCCCGATGACGGCATATCGACGCCGCACAAAACGGATGACACCAACGCCGGGAAATTTACAGATGGAGGTGGCAAAATGCCAGGCGAAAACGTTGTAACGATGGCCGAGTTTCAAGCGGCTCAAGCAAAGATTCAATTGCTGGAGACCGAGAACCGCCAAGTCAAGATGACTGAAAAGGTGCGCAGTTGGATGTTTGACGAGAGCACCAAAACAGGCAAGATTGCACCAGCTCAGCACGACAAGACTGTCGAGATGCTCATGGGTATGTCGGAAGAGCAAGTGGCCGCATTTAGCGAGTTTATGGCGCAGGCACCAGCGGCAATCAGTTTTGGTGAGCACGGAACATCTGCGGATGTCACTGCACGCATGAAGGAAACTGGTGGCGACAAGTCAGACCAAGTCGTGAAGCTGGCTGAGAAGAAGATGCGCGATGACCACATGGAGTGGAAAGAAGCGTTCATCGAGGCTTCGGACGAACTGGGGGTGAAGTAATTGTACACAGGAATCAAAGGAGCACAGCAGGTACTTGTTGAGACGCTTATCGCTGACGCGGCGGTGAACCAGTTTCAAGCAATCGTACAAAGTAATACGGACTACCACGGCACGAATCCGGCCGGCGCAAACGCAAGTGGATTCGTCGGCATCACGCTCGATGCTGCTGCAGCTGGTGACAGTGTGCCGGTTGTCATGCTCGGTACTGCGTGGTGTACGGCTGCTGGCGTGATTACGTCTGGCCAGTACGTTAGTATCGCAAACGCAACGGGCCAAGTGGGAGCTGGCGGCAGCAATGTGATCGGTATCGCGTTGAGCACCACAGCTGCAGCTGGTGATTATGTGTTGGTGTATATCTCGCCATCGCCTGGTGCGTCCGACCTGAAAAAAGTTTCCGGTACCACAAACGCGACCCCGGCAACACAAGATGCCTACGCGCATGGGCTTGGTTACATTCCTAACACCGTACTCATCACACCTAAAGGTGACGGCATTGTGTACGAATCAGCCACAGCTGACGCAACAAACATTTACGTGTCGGCCTCTGTTGCGTCTATCAGTTTTGACGCTTACGTCGGCTAATAAAACTATCTGAAAGCAGAGGTGAGTTAGGATGCCAAAGTTCGGTACACTGCACGTTGAGCGCAATTTGACGAACTACAGCCAGAAGTATAGCAACGCAGGCTTCGTGAATGAGTCGTTGTTCCCGAGCGTGAAAGTGAACTACGAAGCTGACAAGTATCTCGTGTACGACTTGTCCAACTTCAACCTGTACGAGACCACTCGTGCGAACGGCTCGGAAGCGGCGCAAGTCGACTGGGGATTCAGCGAAGATTCGTATTTTGCTGAGGAACATAGCCTTCGTGACATCGTGACTGACCGCGACAAGGCCAACGCAGACAAGCCGCTGACAATCGATATCGACACGCTTGAGATTGTCACGGATGGCGTCATGCTCAAAAAAGAGTACAATGCGGCACAGATTGCGCGGAACACGGCTAACTACACGAATGGAAACACCGAAGTTGCGCCCATCAAGTGGTCTGACTACACCAACAGCAAACCACTGAGTGACTTCCAAACTATGCAAGAAACCGTTTTTGATGTTTCTCGGAAGTATACAAATACCATCATACTGGGATATAAGGCCGCTATAACTTTGGCTTACCATCCCGCTATCCTCGAACTCGTCAAGTACACCAACGGTGGCCTGTTGCAAACCCTCACAGGTGGCATTGGCGATGGGCTGTTGCCGAAGAAACTGTTCGGGATGCAGGTTGTGGTTGCTGGTGCGGCTTATAACTCGCAAAATCCAGGCCAAACAGCATCGCTTGCCGACATCTGGGGGAACGACGTTATCGCGGCTTATGTAGAGCCAGGCGCGAAGTTGAAGTCCCTCAGCTATGGCAAGACATTCCGGACTGAAAAGTATGTCCGTAAATGGCGCGAAGAGTCTCGTCATGGCGACTGGGTTGAGTACAACGACATCTACGACCTCAAACTCACTGCCAGTGCAACAGGATTCTTGCTTCAGAGTGTTATTTAATCTGTGTGAAATGTTTAACGGGGCCGCCATAGCGCGGCCTCTCTTTGGATGGAGGGTAAGCAAATGGCCAAGTATCGCTGTATCCAACGGTTGACGACCGATAATCACAAGACTATCCACGAGGTTGGCGACATTGTGGAATTGTCCGACTCAGATGCGCAGGTGGCGTTAAGGGCAAGTGCGGTTGTGTTGGTTGCCGACACACAAGGTGTCACGCAAGCGCCGACAGTCACTCAACTCAAAAGCGAAGTAGATACGCTACAGCACCAGATTGATGTCATGGACCATGAAGGTGGCGTTGCGCAGTGAACTACTGCACACTCACTGACGTCCAGGGACTAATCACTGGATTTACAATAACGGCTACGTCTACGGTCTCTCAGGACACTGTGAATAACGAGATTATCCCGATGTACAGCCGTTACATCGACGACCGTCTTGGCAAGTACTATCAGACGCCAATCACAGGCACGAACTCGTTACTGACACTCAATCGAATCGTTAAGCAGTTGTGCGCTGCCGAGGTCGTGGAGCGTGTCTACATCGGCCAAGGACCATCTGATTCAATCCAGTCGACTACATGGCGCAAACAAGCGGAGGATGACCTTACGCGGTTGGCAAACGGGGGAATCATCCTGACTGACGCGGTGCCGACTGGCGACACGCCGCAACCGATGAGCGTGCTGATAGGCGACAATCTGAGCCAAGCAACACGGCAAACACCACCAGCATTCTCGATGGCGCAAAGATTCTGATGACAAACAGCATCCGGATTAAATTCGAGGCACCAGGTGCTGACACGTTTGAAAGCTACTTCGACCACATTGCACACGTGCCTGACGACTTTCGTCCTGCGTGGGATGGCATGGCAGAGGACTTCTGGGGACATGAGCAAGAGGTGTTTGACTCCGAGGGTCCAGGTTGGGTGCCGCTGTCGGAAAGGTACGGTAAGTGGAAAGAGAAGCATTACCCAGGCATGCCGATACTTGTACGAACGGGTGCGCTCAAAGCCTCGCTAACTGGCGGTTTTGCGGAAGGTTCGATATTCGACGCGATGCCAGCCGAGCTAAAACTTGGCACCAGTGTCCGTTACGCAATGTATCACCAGACGGGTTCCATCAAAGTAGCAGACCATCCACCAAAGCGTACCGAGCTCACGGTTCCAGATGGCTTGCAGGCACAGTGGAATCGACGCCTGGTCAAATGGCTACGTGATGAGCTTGACTACAAGGGGTGATTGGGTGGCATATCCAGATTTAGAAGATGTCATTGATGGTTGCACGACTGTGTTTCAGAGGAATTTTGCAGCCGCACTGGCTGCGGTAGATGCGCGAAAGTCTACGCCGCTCAATCCGAATCCTCCAGTAGATTGGGTGTTTGGCGACAAAGCTAACTTGCCGCAAATGCCCGCAATGCTCATCACGAGTCATGCGACGCAAGAGGAGTCTGACGAGTACGACTGGCGCAATCAAATTTATCAACTGGAGATTGAAGCCTACTACAGCGGGGACGATGTCCAGAATCTCAGCCGAATCATGCGTCGCTACGGCGCGGCGATAGACGATACTTTAAGAGGGAACCAATCACTTGGTGGAGTAGCCAAAAACGTAACCAACATCAAGCAGCAGTATTGGGACAGCATGAGCGCAAAAACGGGATTATTTCAAGTGGTGCGCGTCACATTTGATGTGGCAGTTATCACGGATTAAGGGGGCAGCGATATGACGGTAACAGTGGGCAACATTATCATTGGCGCTTGCACAAGTTTCATGGTAGATACGGTTGATATCGGCGCAACGAGTGGTGGCGTCATGATTGAGAAAAAGCAAACTTTCACGGACCTACAGATAGACCAGGTGACTGGAATCATCAAAAAGGCAATCAAAGAAGAAACATACACCATCGTAACCACACTCGCAGAAGCGACGTTAGCAAATCTTCAAATCGCGTTCGGCGCAAGCAAAGCACCTGTCGTATCGACAGTCGCGCCGATTGGTACTACGCTTAGTCTCGGTGTGGAAACAGGAGCTGTCGAGCACAAACTCGTGTTCGTCGGTGCTTGCCCTACGGGCACTACGGCCTACACGACTCGGACGTTCACGCTCAATCGTGCAGTCAACGTGACCAGTACGAAAATTGACCTCGCCAAGGACAAGGAACAGATGTTCGCGGTCAGTTTTGAGTGTTTACCAGACCTTACACAAGTGGCAGGTAGTGAGTACGGTACGGTTTTCGACGCTTAATCTAGCGCCGTTAGTCAATGATTGAGGAGGGTTTACATGCAAACCGATACTAAGATTCCCGTGGTGCTTGCTGGCCGCGACTTCGTGCTAAAGCAAGTACCCATGGCGCGGGTGAAGCGTCTGAGCACAACGCTGGCGCAGGTGTTTGCGGGTGCCGACGCTGCCGACGTAGCAACCGAAGCCGGGGTAACGACCCTCGTGGACAAGCTCATGCAAGCGCCTCATGCCGTGCTCTCGTTGTTCATCGACAATCTACCCGCAGAGATATTCGAGGACGAGGAAAACGGTGTCACGCTGCCGGAGTTTTTGGACGTCCTGCAAAAAGCCGTCACCTTAAACCGGGTGGACGTGCTAAAAAACGTATTTTCTCGCCTGACACCGACACTGATTCAGGCTCAGGCTCAGGCGAGTATGTCGACGAAGACGAGCTAATTGAGTTTTGCGCTGAGACTTACGGTTGGCGTCCGGCGGAGACACTCGACACACCGTGGGCGCAAATCGTGGAGTTGCTGGAGGCTCGGTCAAAACGTATGGAACGCTCAGATGCCGGTTCGTCGACTCGTCACAGAGATGGCGAACCGGTTTCGCATAGCAGCAACCTGAGTGACTTTGGAATAGGCGGGGGGTGACGGCTTGGCGAATATATTTGACCTGTTGGTGCGTATCGCTGGTGATGGTGCAGGGCTTCGCGAAGACATCGACAAAGACAAGAAGAAAGTAGAAGAATTGTTCGCTGAATTCGACGCGGAGCATTCGATTGACTTGTCGACAACTACTGCAGACAAAAAGATGGACCACTTGTCAGCGAAGTTGAAGGCTGTCGAAGATGCGCAAGCAAATCTAACATTGGATGATGTGCAGGCGACGTTGGCTGCTAATTCGTTGATTGCACAAATGGATGAGCTACGCAAGACAGATGCGAAGGTTTTCGTTGAGGACAAAGATGCGAAATCGAAGTTGGATGACCTTGTGCTTAAATTGGCTGATTTTCATGACAAGACTGTTTCCTTGAAGGTTCATGACAAAGAAGCAAATACTAAGTTGGACACCTTAGAAGCGAGAATGAATGGAATAGGAAACGTGACTCCCACAAATACGGGCGGTGGCGGATTACTCGCCGCTCTCATTGGCGCAGCAGTTCCTATGGCGAGTCCAGTGGGAGCCGCAGGACTAGGCGGTGCTATGGGTCTCTTGTCTGCTTTTGCTCCCGGTGCCGTCGGTGCTGTTGGACTCGGTGCAGTTGCTGCAGGAGACCTAAAGCCCGTGTTCGGAGCAGTCAGTCAGAGCAACGCAGCGTTACAAGCAGCTTCCCAGGCACCGAACGTAAAAACGCAGAACGCAGACCTAGCCAAGGCTAATGCGGCGTTCGCGGGACTGGACCAAGCGCAAGTGCAGGCCGCGAAGTCTCTGCAAACGTTCGAGGGATTCTGGAAGTCGTTCTCGCAATCATTGCAAGCCCCGGTGTTCACGCTGTTTAACGGTGCCCTCCAAGGTATCCAACAGTTGCTTGGGTTGATGAAGCCAGTCATATTAGGCGCAGCCAAAGGATTCGCAACACTAGAACAGGATGCGTCAAAAGCCTTGCAATCGCCATTCTGGAAGTCGTTTTTCGGGTGGTTGGGTGGACAAGCGCAAACATCGGTGACCTCGTTCGGGACGATACTCGGTAACCTGACAACAGGGTTTGCGGCGCTACTACAGGCTTTTCAGCCAGCAGCCACGTCAGTTGAAACTGGACTTGGTAAAATGACGAAGAATTTTGCCGCATGGGCGCAACACTTAGGTGCTACCAAAGGTTTTCAAAAATTTCTGCAATACGCCGCAAAGAGCGGTTCGGCTGTGTTGAAGACTATTGGTGATTTAAGCGGCCTTATTGGAACACTTTTGGTAGATATGGCCCCGTTAGGTTTGGCAATGGTACAACTTGTTGGTGCGCTTGCCAACCTTCTTAAAGACGCTCTAACGACGAATCCAGTTATCAGTACGATGGTAAATTTATTGCTGGGTGCAGTCACGCAGGTTGCGCAATTTGTGACGTGGCTAACTACAGCACATCCTCAGTTTTCACAATTTTTGCTCGATATCGCTGCTGTTGTTTTAGCGCTCGTAGGTTTGAATGCAGCAGGGAAAACAATTGTCGGCTGGGTAAGTGGACTCGGCAAGGGAATTGGTTCGCTAATAAAAGTTGCAACCGAATTGCCTACTAGAATCGGTTTAATTGGTTTGCAGATTCAGAAGATGGGTTCAAGTGTGGTATCCGTCACAAAGAACATAGTTTCGTTTACTGCTTCGATGGTCAAGGTTGGCATACAAGCTGTCGCAACAGCCGCAAAGATAACGGCTCAATTTATCGTGTCGATGGCCAAGGCAGCTACACAAACCATTGCAACGGGGTTGGCTATCACAGGACAATTTGTCGTATCTATGGCTAAAGCCGCTGCACAATCGGTCGCGACAGCCGCTTCGGTTACAGGCAGCTTCATAGTTTCCATGGTGAAAGGTTTAGCTTCCGCCTTAGCAATGACCGCAAGTATCGTTGCGCAAGGTGTGGTATTGGCAGCTCAAAAGGTCTCAGTGATTGCGTTTACGGTAGCGCAAACAGCCATGACCGCAGGTACTGCACTTGCCACTATCGCAACAACAGCGTTTGGGGTAGCAATGGACATCGCGTTAGGACCTGTAGGGTTGATAATTTTAGCCGTTGCCGCGCTTGCGCTCGGAGCGTATGAGCTTGTCAAACATTGGGGCGCTGTTAGCAAATTCTTCGGAGACATGTGGGGAGACATCAAAAAATATTTTAAAGAATTTGAGACTTGGGCGGGTAATTTTTTTGGGAGTTTAGGAACGGAAGCGCTCACGTGGGGAGAAAACTTCGTAAAGATGATTGGCAATGGAATCATGGCAGGAGTTCACTGGGTTGAAAACGCAGCACGCAGCGTTGCCAATACCGTCAAGTCTTTTCTTGGCTTTCACAGCCCGACGAAGGAGGGCCCCGGCAGCGAAGCCGATGTCTGGATGCCAAACCTCATGACAATGCTGACCGCTGGTATCAAAGCTGGCACACCTCAGTTGCAAGCGGCACTCAACAACGCCTTGGCGGTTCCGTCGTTCATGGTTAATCCATCGGTCTCGGCGATGATGAACGGTGGCGCTAGCGTACAAGTCACGCACACCATGCAAGGAACGGTACAGCATCAACTAAACGGATCCTTTGATGTACAAAAATTTGGCCCAACCGCAATCAAACACATCGAGCAACAAATCTACCGCAACGGCGTCAGCCGTGGATTGAGGTGAGCACATGGGTACCGGATTCAAGCCAATATGGCGAGTGCTCATCACGCCAATAGGCGGCACAGCAACCGACGTGAGCTATTACGTGGCTGTGCCGGGTGGCGGTCAGCCTATCGATGTGCAGGACCAGACGACCGACCGCGCCTCTACATTCCAGGTTGACTTGTGGGACCACGACGACAGCGGCTTGCTCACTCAGTTTGGCATTGGTGACAAGGTGGAGATATGGAGCGACACCCAGCAGTCGGCGAGTAACACGCAGGCAACAGCTACGGTGACGACCACTGGTATCAGTCTGCCAGTCAAAGCGTGGGTGTCGCTGTCTGACACCACTCTGCAAACGAGTACGAGCATGGACGGCGTCAACTGGGCACCGTTTGTCGCAGTTGGCACAGGTGGCGTGATAGAGTCGCTACCCTATCGGTGGATTCGCGTGAACAGCGGGAGCGCAACGGTAACCTACAAGGCGATGCCGAAGCGTATCAGCGGCGTAGCGAATAACAAGTACACCGGGCAAGATGGGCCGACTGTTAAGACTCTGCAACTCAGTGGCAACGACTACACGAGCCGCACGATGCAGAGTCTGGTCACGGCAGCTTATACAACGCAGACGCCAGATTTCATCATCAAGGACGTGTTGACCACCTATTTCCCCGATATCACCGCCAACAATGTGCAGGCTGGAGCGCCGTCCGTCATCCCTATCAAGTGGAGCCACAAGAAAGGTTTCGACTGCTTTGCGCAGTTGGCGCAGATAACAGGTTGGGACTGGTACGTTGACGCTGAGCAAGACTTCCACTGGTTCCCATCATCGCAGAATCCTGCATCCGTATCATACTCGACAACGGGCGTCGGCGGCTACACGGCGAACATCGTGCGTGCAAGCGCAAAGTTTCAGACGGATGGCACCAAGTTGGAGAACAAAGTCACATTCTATGGCGGGTCTTACCTGTCGAACACGAGGACAGAGTATCGCGCAGGGGATGGGCAGACGACGACTTTCTTCGTGACGTATCCATTTGCGGCTGAGCCTGCTGTCTTTTTAAATGGCACTCAACAGGCCGCTGGCAACGATGGCACTGACCTCAATCGCAACTGGTACTATGCGTCAGGCAAGAACTATCTGCGCGAGGATACAAGCGGCGTGGTTCTCAAATCCACGGATGTCCTAGAGATTCAATATCAATACAATGTTCCGCTCATCGAGCAACAGCAGGATGACAACAGTGTCAACAAGTACGGTCTGTTCGAGGGCGCGAAAGTGGATTCGGCTGTGAAAAATCGCGCAACCGCGCGAAACATCATCAACGGCTTGCTGTCAGAGAACGCCTACCCCATCATCTACGGCACGTTCGACAGCTGGGAGCCGACGATTGCGAGTGGTCAACAGGTGACAGTCAACGCCCCTGACCAAGGTGTGAACGCGCAGAGTCTCAAGGTCACGCAGGTACACCATCAGATTAGCGACACCGACTATGTGGTTTCGCTGACCACCTACGGGAAGGGGAGTTAGCGGATGCCTACACAACCGAGTACCGTCACCGATACGCTGACTGGCCTAAACAGCCGCGTTACTGCGTTGGAAAGTACATCGATAGACGACAGCCAGCCAGTGGACTTATTCCACAGTTTTAGCGAGAACGGGGTATGTAACGATGCGTTTACTATCAGCACACACCTTTATCACGTGTGTCAGGGATATGTGTTCGTTGGACAAGGTCAAATAGAAGCGACGCTACCATGCAATACGACACTTATAATTTAGAAAGAGTACGTCATATTACAAATCCGACAGAGCGGATGTGAGTCAAAGTGAGCGGTTCATCGAATAACTTGGTACTAGATACCGCAAATAAGCCTGCACCGCAGTTTGACGACGAAATAAACAACAAATATCAGTACCTAAAGGGCATCAATGGTGCATCGTCTGTAAACCGTGGACGTTGGTATCAGGTAGGTGCGAGTGCCACCATAACATCTATTCCGATGACGACAGAAAGCGGACTAACATTGTTATTTACGGCTGCTGCACAGAATCGTATGGTGAACGGCACAGCTATTTTAGTGCTCGGCACGCAACAAGTTGAAGCTATTGTGACTGCTGTTTCATCCGCTGGCACCTTGACATTAGATTCCGCACTTCCTTCTGCCCCGGTACAAGGCGCTTGGATTATGGTTGTGCCGCCTGAAGAAACGTCGCTTACGGGCAGTAATGCGACAATTGGTAACGTTGGGTTGAATGGAAGAACAGCTATTAAAACCGTTATATTCAATGCTCTAGCAATTGCTGACACAACCGTGCATTATTCTACAAGCGTCGATGTATCAGGTTATAAGGATTGGTTCCTATATGTTAATTCTTCTCTAAACGAACCCCCCCAATTTACACCTAATATTTATAATGTTGGTGCTATTTGGCCTGATGGTACTGACGGAGGGGTGACGATATCGACGCCTAATGTTAACTGGCTGATAACACAACAAAAATGGGTAGGAGCAGAATTTACAGACTTTTTACAGTTCGGCGTTGGTTGTACTACCGCTCCAACGTCAGGTTCATTTTCAGCTGCACTTGTGGGGGTGCCTAACTAATGCCAACAGAAACACAACATGCCGTTCAATGGGCTTTACAACAGACTTATGTGCCATATCCAGATGCAACACCTGTCCCGATACGAATTTCTAATTCAGGGGCGTTAGTTAATGCTGTGCGGAATTATTTCAATGCGAATAAAATACAGTATGGAACATTTGGGTATGACAACCTAAAACCGTATCTGTAAACGTCACATTCGGGTGCTAGTGTGACAAAGTGGATGGCCACTGATATGACACAAGCGGCCATCCACTTCATTTACTCTTGAGCGCTGGTTTTAAATCCGATTGGTTCAGACTTGAGCTCACGTGTAAGACCATTCGCGATCATCTCTTCTTGACTAAGGCTGTGGTGAACAACAGACTGCACGGCAGAGTATGGGAAACTGACCCATGCTTTTCGGTGTGAGGATGTGCCGTTGTCAAATCGAACCGTTTCGACATCTACTAAGACTTCGACTCCGAACGGGGCAAAGCTGAAGTTCTCATCCGACCCATGCAATGTCATACCACCTTCATTATTGGGGAGAAGTTTAAGAGCCCCGGATAACATTATAGAGTCAAAAACCGCACTTCCATGTAAATGTACATAATAATATTCCACTTTATCACTCCTGTTTGTTTTGTTGTATATCCTCACACCATTCAATTCAATACAAGTTTTTTCTTTTCCTCTAATTGGCTGTAAATATTTCTGCAGCACGAAAAACTTCCTTTGTGAGTGTCTTGGTCATGCGTCGCTACACCCCAAAACGTCCCTTATGCTTAATCGCAAAGGGGGCGTTTTTGTGTTTGTGGAGACGCCAGAGGCGTTCGGTCATATCACCCTGCGAACGTGGGGTTTGCGCGAAAACGAAATACTGCGCCATGCGTGGCAGTCCGAAGGTGAACTCGACGTGGCTATCAAGCGGATGTTGCGCGACGGTCATCGCCCACGGCGAACTGTGCAGAACAGCAACTCAGTGGAGAATGTTGGCTTCGACCTGCTGCTGTCGTTCCTTGCCACTACTGCGGTCACAGGCATCCAATACGTCGCGTTAGGTATCAGCAACACGCCGCCAAGTGGCACCGAGACGCAACTACCTGATGAGCAAATCCGCATCCCGGTGTCCTCGTTCAGCCAGTCAACAGGGCAACTCACAGTCACCGGGTACTTTGATACCGGGCAGGCAAATATCACATTGGGTAACGCGGCGTTGTTTGGAAACGGGGCGACTGCGGCGGTTAACAGCGGGGCGATATACAGCTATGTGGTGTACAACCAGTTCACCAAAAACAACCTGGAGAGTTTGACGGCACAGTGGAACTTAGGGTTCCAGAGACCGTCGTAATGGAGGCGAGATGAGATATGCCGTATCAAAAGACCTCGTGGACTGACGGCAGTACGCCGTTGTCTGCGGCAAATATGGACAACTTGGAGACTCAACACGACCAAGCATTAGCGGACGTCGAGGCACAAAGCGGGAATGTGCTGACATCCGTAGGCATCGCTGGGATGACGGGAGCCACAGCGGGTGGCCGATTTGCCGGATTCATCGCAGGAGGGCCGCCGACCACAGGGACATTCGCAGTAAACGATGTCGTGTTTGATACGACGAATCGCGTCGTCTGGATATGCACGGCCGTAGGAACACCGGGGACATGGGTGGATTTTAACTTCCTTCGCACAGACTCGGCCGCGCCAAACCCACAGACGGTGGCTAATGAGGTGACGTTTAATGCGAATCTCGCGACGGATGGCACCTTAACGGCATCCTCTAATCAATTCGTTGTCAATTCGGCGGGCGACATCATCCAAAGGGGCACCACGTCTGCCCCCACGCAAGTCGTCAACGGCCTACTAGAATACTGGAATGGAACGGGGTGGCAAGTAGTGGCGGCAGTTAAATCGGTGCAACGCGGCACGTACAATCCAGGCAATGTTACATCGGCATCGACCGCAATAGCCATAGGGAGTGTTGACACCTCAAAAGCGGTCGCATTTGTTTCGTCGCAAGGCTACGGAATCTCTACTTCAGTTGGGGCGGCAGCTATATTCGAGATAACCTTAGACTCCGCCACGCAAATAACGCTAGCGTTTACGGATGGAGGGTTCGCTACCACGGTAGACGCGGTAGCCGCATGGCAAGTCGTCGAATACTACTAAAAGGAGTGATTTAGGTGTCAGGTATCAATGTAGTGCAGATAGATGCCACAACAAGCGTCGTGTATGCGATAAGTTCGCTGAACGATTTGGCGATTGTTTCAAGCAATGCGATAGAGATACCGACTTATCGAGCGGATTTAATGAGTACGGTGTATAACAGTGTCACAAAGACGTTCAGCGGATTCATCACCACCTTGACAGCGGATAAGACGACCATCACCGCGAACGGAACTGACGTATCCACGGTTACTGCTACAGTGACGGATTACACCGGAGTACTCGCAACTACACTCAGTGGGAATGTGGTTTTCACCTTCAACGGTCAACAACATACCGTTGCATTGGCAAATGGACAAGCACAGACGCAATTCAGCAGTACAACTGCCGGAGTTTTCACGCTCGTCGGGAGTGTAGACGGCGGTCATAACAAACAGACTGGCGCAATTGCGATTACCGCACAATAGGAGGATTGAACATGTCAAACAGACCGCCGAAAATAAATATAGACGTCCAAGCAACGTTGACATCAACTGGATTCGCAGTCGTCCCGTCGCAGATTGCACTAGACAAACAAGCGCGAACACAGCGCATGGCCACCCGCAAGGCGTCGCCCCCAAAAACCCCCGTATTGACGGATGTGTGGTCGTTCTTGGAGGATATCGCCGACAGGCAACAGGAGATTTTGGACGCACTGACGCCATGATGCCGATACTTCTGCCAGGTGACGTCGTCCTTGTACATGGTCATGACTTCGTCGACGATGCCATCGAGTTTGTGACGCACAGTAAGTACAGTCACGTGGCCCTCGCGGTCAACGGTAACACGCTAATCGAAGCACAAGGTGGCCGCGTTGTCGGTTATCAACCTGCATCCGCCTACTCCGGACAAGCCGACGTGTTCCGTACCCAGCTTGCTCCAGACGTATTAGCGCGAGTCGTCGCCAAAGCTGAGAGTTATCGCGGTGAGCACTATGACGACGAGTTAATAGTGGTCGAGTTGGTCAGATACGCCACAGGCATCAATCTGCCGTGCGAAGAGTTGCACAAGCTTATCTGTAGCACACTCGTGGGCGATGCGTTTCGCGGCGAAGGGTACGACCCGTGTCTAGGCATCCGGTTTCCATCGCCAGCGGATGAGGCCAAGTCAACACTCTGGCGACACTCTTTCAGCTACTGATAGCGTCGCTACACTAACAAATCTATCGTAGGGTGTAGGTAAGACGAGTGGCGAGGCGGGGTGTAAATATGATGACGGACGACCAGCGCATTGGAACTCTAGAGGGGTGGTCGCAGTCGGCTGACCGCCGATTTGACGAGATAGGTCGACGGATGGACAAGCAAGACACGAATCTACAACGTATCTGGGAGCGCCTAGACTTGCACAGGGATGGCCAAGTCAAGACGCAGACATTGGTCGAGGTCGGTAATCGTGATGTAGCCGAACTAAAGGTGCAAATGGCACAAAATGCTACAACTCAGCAGGATATACTTCAGACGCTGAGCGCACAAAACGTAACAAGTTTAAAGCGCTCAACTGAGCAGGACGCGCACTCTGCAGGTAAATGGGAAAATTTCTACAGTAAGGCGTTCTGGATTATCGTGACTGGGGTAGCTACCTATTTCGGATATTCACTCTTCAAATAAGTGAGGTGATGTCGTCGTGCAACCATGGCAGGGCAAGTCAATTTTCATCTGGGAGTTGTCAGCTTGCGAACAAGGCACCTTGCAGGCAATAGCACAACAGGCAGCATCTGCAAAGCTGGACTCGGTCATCGTCAAGGCACACGACGGCGCAGGGTGGTGGTCACAATTTACATCTGAGTTAGTGAGTACGCTGCATGCTCACAGCATCAAGGTAGGTGCCTGGGGCTACTGTTACGGACACGACGTGCCAGGCGAAGCGGAGCAGGCGTGTCAGGCGCTCAGTCTGGGTGCTGATTTCTACGTGGCAGACGTCGAAGTGGAGTTTGAGGGTATGTTCAGCGATGTAGCCGCCAACTTGATGCAACGCATTCGCGCCGGTGCAAGTGGCAAACCGATAGGTTTTACATCGTTTGGACTACCCGCCGACCACCCTAGTTTTCCATGGCAGACGTTCGCGGCGAACAGCGACTTCATGCTGCCGCAAGTGTATTGGGTGGATTGGGGAATGCCTGCACAACAGGCTGTCAGGATGTCCAATGAACAGTGTGGCAAGTATGGTGTTCCAGTGGTACCAGTAGGACAGGCTTACGGGGCAGTTGGAAGCTATGCGATTGACCAGTTCGCGGCGTCTGCTAGTGGCGCTTCCGGAATCTCATTTTGGAGCTGGCAACATGCAACAGCAGATATGTGGCTTGGGATTGCCCAGGCAACTACGACGAGAGGGGTGATTGTCACGTTACAATATGGCAACAGCGGCGAAGCGGTAAAATCACTGCAAATTGACCTGAACAAAGTACTTGGCATCCACATCGCGGAGGATGGCCAGTATGGTCCGGCGACAGATGCGGCGGTGAAGTCGTTGCAAGTCATCGCTCATCTGACGGTCGATGGTATTGCTGGAGAGGCAACATATGCGGTGCTGGATGAGAAGCTGAAGGCGATGCAAAAGTCTGTAGTCGCGCCAGCACCAGTTGCGAAAGTTCCTATCACGCAACCGACTGAGACCGATAAGGTCAAACAAGCGCTGGCACTACTTGCACAAGCAAGTGATGTCATCGCGTCGATGGGTGGGACGATTGCGCCATCTAGCAGCGTCATTGCTACGGTGCCAATCGACGTACTGAACGATGCCGTCTACTTTTTGTGTGACGGGATTGGTCGTCTTCAGCTTGATACCGGAGATTTCAAGTTGTGCTTAGCCGGTGATTATGCCAAAGCAGCAAACCTGCCGAATCTAGGTGCGCTGACGATTCAAGGGGTTGGCGGGACGGCACACGCCTACAACTCGAAAGTCACATTTAAGCTCGGCGAGACCACGTACACAGACGTCCCATGTGTCGTTGACGAAGCGATGCAGATGGGCACGAGCAACGGGTTGTTCGGATTAGACTTTCTGAACGCAAATGGGATTTCAATCACCTTGGACCCAGTCGCAAAAACACTAACGTTTTCTAAATGATTCACTCAAATACACATAGGGAGGTAATCTTGTGACTCAATCACTCGAATTACAAGTGGTTCAAGGATTGCTCGGCTTGCTACTGGCCGCGACGACCGCAGGCATCGGATATGTGGCCCCGCGAGTAAAACGGTGGCTATCAGCTCACTCGACCGCACAAGTGGCGGGGGTTGCGGGTAAAGTTATCGATGGATTGTCGACGATTGCTGAGGCTGTCGTGCAGGATTTCAATCAGCGCGTGGTGCTCGACGCGAAGAAGCAAGGGACGTGGACGCCGCAGTTGGCCGCGAGTGTAAAGGCTGACGCGTTGGTTGCTGTGCGTGACCAGGGCGCGCAACTCGTGGCGCTCGGTCAAAGTGTGGTGGGGAATATGGACGGACTGATTGCATCGCTAGTCGAGCAGGTGGTCGGTCGACAGAAGATGTGGACGACACAAAGCTCAGTGTTACGGGCTGTCACGCCACAAACCGCTTAATTTTCCGGCCACAACTCATCAATCGACACATCCAGCACCCTTGCAATCGCCCTAGCACTCTTCAGCGTGGGCTCAGATTTCCCGTTGACTAACAGGCTCATCGCCGAGTGCGAGATGCCTGTTTTTTCTTCTAGCCATTTCTGTTTCAAACCTCGTTCGCGCAATATCCGTTTCAGCTGCGTCTCTTCCATGATTCACACTCCATACATAAAAGTTTGGTGGACAAGATATATTTAGTCGCCAACTCCAATATAACTCTACTGTACACGAGGAACTGAGTTCCAGAGTGGCACTCCCCCACCGAGGTGCATCGCCACTGTGGAACGGAGTGGCGGACTTAAATCACAAAAAGGAGTTGGCCAACATGTTAATCGGCAGGGTAGACAAGAAACGTAAGGTGTCGCCGTATGTGTCGCAATCAGTGAGGGAACATGTCCACGAGGTGAGTATATACCTGCGTCAGTCTGAAGGTGAAGCAGGTACCCGACTGGTTCTCGCTGCGCTGGATGACTTCCCTACTCTCAACAGATTAGCACCTTATATGTGGCGTGACTATGCCTACGGTACACATGCGTGGATTGGACACCGCGAACACAAGGATCTCGATAGTGTTATCAACCCACGCGGCCAAGTGCTCGACCGCCTCTGCATGCGATTCACGCAGGATGAATGGGCAAGTATCGATGCGCTGGGTTTCGCCTTTGGCCGTCCTGTTGCCCACTCGGCTGCGGCGCTCCTGAAGTTTGCCTACGATTATCCGCGTGTCACACAGTTGGTTGCACCTGGCTTCCAGTCACGTAGCGAATACAGTCTGAAAAGGGGGACGCCACAATGGGGTGGTTCGATCCGATAATCGCGGTACCTGGAGTTACTTTCAATCGACTGCAGCTGTTAGTACGAGAGGTGCATTATATGGAGGTCGGAGATGAACTGGACTCAACCGACCTTCGAGACGAAACAGAACGGTTCATTTCCAAGCTACTCGACGAGTATGCCAGACAGCATTTCGAGGCCAGCACGAAGGTTGCGGCACAGTTAATAGTGGATAAGCGGAGGTTGTGGTGATTTTGCAAATCCAATTGCAAATGAAAGGATGACAACGCACAGTGAACAAAAGGGAAAGCGACACGATAAAATCCAGTTGTAGCGCGATTTACCGTACTTGCAGGGAGGCACAAATCAGGCTTGTGGAGGTGAGTATGGAACTGCAAAACCTCTATCCCCGGTTCGAATCCGGGTGGCGCCTCCAAATTAAAACCTAAGCGTACCAAGGCTTCCCGAGTCAGTGGGGAGCCTTTTGTTTTGGTCGGTGGACACCGTTTGCAAATCTTTTGCTAATCCAGCTTTATTTTACGCGCTTTTTCGGTCCCCCAAATAGCGAGTCTCCAAAATTTTTCGCAACAGCATCCTGCATCGATTGGTCAATGTGGGTGTAGATGTCTAACGTGACATTCACGCGTGCATGACCGAGACGTTCGGATATCAACTTCGTCTCGACGCCTTGTTTGAAAAGCATTGTAGCGTGGGTGTGCCTGGCATCATGCAAACGGATACGCGGCACCTCGGCAACCTCTATGCATTTGAGCCAGTGCTTTTGAATCATCGTGTAACTTACAGGTTGGCCGTTATCGCGGCAGTTGACCAAGTCATTGTCCTGGTAGCGCGGCCCGATATAGAGTCTACCTTCCGATTGCGCTGCTCTGTGACCACGCAGATAATCCGTAACCTGACTTGGGACTGAGATTACGCGGTTGCTCTTTGCGGTTTTGACCTCTTCAAACACATACGCGCCATCCTTGTTAAGAAGGGACTGCCTCACGGCTATGTGCCCTCTAATCAGGTCGACATCACGCCACTGCAGGCCGCAAATCTCGGCCTTACGCATACCTGTCGTCAAAGCGAGAAGATAGACCGCAAAATAACGGTCATCACGTGCGGTTTCGATAAATCGTATGACCTGCTCCTCATTCCAAACACTCATCTCATGTTGGATTGCCCTAGGTGGATCCACGGCGTCCGCGACGTTCCGGACGACAAGTTGCCACTTCAGGGCACGGTCGAGCGCCGCACGAAGGACGGTGTGCAGGTGAGCTACCGAGCGACCTGACAGTTCCTCTCCCTTCATTAAATGTGTGTAAAATTGCTGGATGTGGTGTGGAGATAGTTTAGTTAATTCGTGGTGCCCTAAAAAAGGTACAATGTGTCGACTTACTAACCATCGATACTTTCGAAACGTGTTGAATCGTACCTGCATCTCTTTATCAGCCAGCCAGCGTTCCATATACTCTCCTACGGTGATTTTCGTTGGCGTGACATAGGTTCCTGTGTTGATTTCGTTCAGAATTTTTGTCAGTGACTCTTGTGCCGCCTTCTTCGTTTCGAAGTCGCTAAACCACTTGTATTGTTTTTTTCCGTTGTCGCCATAACCCATATACACAACGACGGCCCACTTCGTGCCACGTTTCCGAACGTGTCCTCTCATTTCAGTACCCCCATCATCTTGCGTTATAAGCACTTCGTCGCTCTGCTACGGCGCGACAGCTTTCAAGCATCTCCAGACGCTTGTCCATCCACGGCGCAGGCACGTCGAAGATGCCGCTTAGTTGGTCAGCGAGTTGTTCGCGCCCATATGCCTGCGTGATGCACGCGGAAATCATGGCTGTCGGCACTAGCACGTATGCCTCAAAACGTATGGCCTGCCATTCCTGCTGTGCGCGGAACGCATCCGTCATTAACTCTTGTCGTCCCGCGTGCAAAACCACATGACCTAACTCGTGGGCCAGTTCCACACGTTGCTGTCGCCTCACTGGACGGCTATCGAGGACAATCACATACTTCTCACCTATGCGCATTGCGCGACTCTTAAAAGGCATCATTTGCACCGAGATATTTGCCTCATCGCAGAATTGGCGTAGGTGGATGTCCTGTGGTTCTTTGACACCATTGAGTTGGTAGTATTCAGTGATTTTGGATTCCATTCGGTTTGACTCGTAGAGATTGACGCCGTTAATCATGCTGTTCCCCCTTGATGTGACGAACGTATGTTCGTATGGTACATCAGAAGATAAGGGAAGGGAACAGATAAATTTCGACACGTTTCGCTATGGACACCTACCATCACCACTGGTATCGTTTAACATGGTAAATAGATTGGCGGAGGTTACATATTGAAGAAAATTGCGGGTTATGCAGTTGCTTTTGTACTTGGCAGCGCGTTGTCTGGCGGTGCAGTTATGGCGGCCACGAATTATGTTCAGGCGCTGAAAGGCGACTCGGTTATACAACTCAATGGGAATGCAGTTGAACACGCACCGAAGTTAGTCTACGGTGGCACGACATATGTGCAGTTGTATTCTATTCAACAGGCTTTGAAACAGGCGGGATTTGGCGCTAACTGGGATGGCAGTCACATCACGGGTTTGTTCAATATGACGAGTTCGGAGACCGCAACAAACACTCCTGTGAGTACCGCGAATGAAATCATCTCTTTATCTCAACACCAGCAGTGGGACGTCCTGTATTCCTATCTCGACCCAGACGTACAAGCCAAATACACAGAAGCACAATTCATATCAGAACGGCAACAAAATGGATCCGCATTTGCGACTGTAAAAAGCTTTACTGTGCAACCATCGACAACCCTTTCAACTTGGTCAGATGCTTCAGGGACAGGTAATACGTATTCAAACGTTGCAGATGTGCCTTTCACTTTAACTTTGGACGATGGGACTACGATAAGTGGCAATATGCATTTGACTAAGGCTTCTGATGGTAATTGGAGATATTTCTGGTCTCCATCGACCTGAAGATTTATGTGTGTTTGTTTATGAGCGCCCGATTTTCGACAAAACGTTAGGCACCACGAGGATGCCTAACGGGACACGTTTACTGTTGTTTGGAGTGTTTTGCTACCTATAGTGATTATCACGGGCCAGTTGCCAGGTGTGGTTCGAGTGCCAACTTTCCACGTCCACGTAATGTCTCCGTTGTTGTCTGCGGTCTGCGGATAAAGTCCAGTCGCACGACTAGCACCTGATTCGTAGTCCACTTCGATAGTTCCAGATGCATCTGGAGTCGTGTGAATTGTTATTGAAGCCTCGTTGCCATCGGCTACGGCGAGGGTAGATGACACAATCGAGATTTCCGACGACGTTGAAGCACTTGTCGTGCTTGACGACTTTGGCGGTGAACTACTTGTTGATTTACTCTGCGACGTCTTACAGTCACTGTCATGGTTCCCACAAACACCAGTTTGTACCGACGCTGCGGCAGCTGTCTGTGTGTAAGCCGAGGACCCCTTGCCATTCACGAACCACACGGGGTGCATTTCCATCCATCCGTGGTCGGCATCTTTCGCGTAAGCACCAGTGACAGTGATATGCTCACCAACTGTTGGAACAGGGACATCATGTTGGTCCATCGGGATGACTTCCGCTACTATATCGCCGTGTTCGTACTCGATGTTCTTGGAGTTTATTAGTGACGCGTACTGACTGTCTAACTTCAAGTTGATGTGATAATCATGGTCAGCCTCGTGCCGAATGGCTACCACTGTACCCGATACTGTCTTGCATGCACTGATGACTTGTAATCGGTAGGGATGGTACACACCTGCAAGCGGTACGGAACGGCAATCAGAGGAAATTGTCTGTTGATTTTTTGAGGCATCCCGCTTTGTGGTAGATGTCGTTTTAACGGTAGTGTTGACAGTCTTGGTTGTGTTCGATTTACTCACGTTTGAAGAAATCGATTTTGTTGCGTTTGGTGGTGGCGCTAGTTTCGCAGACTGTGTTTTAGCTGAAGGAATAATCGCGATGCCAACCATAAGTAAGATGACCGACAATACAACTGGTCCTCGCCTCTTTTGTTTGGGTTTCAACTTCATGAAAGCAGTTCCAAAAAAAGCCAAAAAACCAATTGCAAGTACAATTATACCGGCAATCCATCGTAGCACGTCAATCATGTGCGTTTCCCCTTTACTGTCACGCGTCTATGTGAACGTCGGTTGAAAAACTCAGCTATCTCCCAAATCCCCTTGAAGAACCAATAGACTACGCGAAACGGCAAAACCAATAGCTGAAACAAACACCCCATCTCACATCACTCCTTGGCGTCCCGCTTCCGCTTGCTGCGCTCCTTATTCCACAAAACCTTCAGAATTTCCATAGTCTCAGCTTTCTGTTCTTCAGGACTGTCCGCGAAGTCGTAGAAGAATGATTCCTCCAAGTTGTCTTCAACCCATTGGAGAAATTCAGTCTGTTCGGGAGTTGCCGTTGGCTTGGAGGATTGTCTTCTTCCTATTATTAAATAATCAGTATTAACCTCGAAATATGTCGCTATTTTCTCTAAGAGATTATAGTCAGGCTGTCTTTCATCTCGTTCATACATCCCGACTGCAGATTTACTGATTTGCAATGCATTTGCTAGGTCTTCTTGTGTCATCTGCCGCTTATCTCGGAGCGCACGCAAGCGAGTTCCAAAACTGCTCATATTACCCCTCCAGACGCCTATAGCAGACAAGATAACACGTAATGTGTGTGATATTAAAATAAAGACACGAATTGTGTTGACTGTCCACAAAGTGTGTGTTAATATTTGTCCCATGAACACATTTCGTGTCCGGAAGGGGGTGGGAATTTTGAGTAACACCGTCGCTAAAAAATTAGTAAAACTCCGCGGAGACCGCAGTCGAGGCGAGATTGCTTCCGGCTTAGGAATCAGCGTTAGCGCGGTTCAGATGTACGAAAATGGTAAGCGAGTACCGAAAGATTCAATCAAGGTTCGTATCGCCCGTTACTACGGAGTTTCGGTAGAGTCAATTTTTTTTGCGAGTGAAAGCCACAAAATGTGTCCTGCGCACCAAACCGCATAAGCGTCGCTACGACAACTGAGCGGTACCAAGATGGAGGTGAGCACGTGAGATTGACAGATTCGCAGATCAAGGTCATTGGGCAATTGTCCAGCACAATCCTTTTGGCAGGAGCGCAAGAAATGTTGCCAGCGACGATCAAACTGTATTTAGACACCGTTGCAAGTGAGGAGGAAGCCGCAGTTGGAACGGCGGCTCCGTTTGAAGGACATAGTTCCGTGGGACGAACAGACGGCATGAATGATCCATACATCAAGTCAGACGTGCGTTAATCCATTCCCAATCATCTTTTGGTAACCAACCTTGGTGGTCTGAAGGCGTTAAACGCCATACAAAATGGTTTTCTGGTTTGTAAACAGCGCGGACATGTTCGGACATCGCTTCTGCTGTCCAAGTTGTGTTGACAATCCACACTGAGTACATGACATGGTTCCAGTCTCCAAAGCTTTTGATTACATCGTGTAACTCTTTGTAATCAGATGACTGAGCGTGATCGCGTAAATCGTACGTAACGATGTACAAAGCCATTTGTTTCCCTCCTTTCGTGATTGATGGGTGGCACCAATCAATTCCACAGAATGGAGTAAAAATCCTCCAAGCGAGGTGATTCATATGCGTTGCAACATGCCTTGCATCACGCAGTCAGACGGATGGTGCACACACCCGGTACCAGCGCTCACGTTTTCCGGTACCGAGAACCTTATCAGATGCACGACATTCCAACTGGAAGGAGATGACGATGATGAGTTTGCAACAGATGCCCACTCAGCCAGTGGTCAAGATTATGCACACACCAGATGACGGTTTGCCTCCGGTACTCACGATTGACGAGGCTGCCAAAGTGATGCGATGTGGCAAAAATAAAATGTACGACCTCACGCGGCGCAAAGGTTTCCCGGTATATCGCGATGGATGGCGGTTGTTCATACCACGGGATGAAATGTTCCGCTGGCTCAATGAGCAAGCGAGAGCCAACACAGGCGAAGCTATACAGCGTTAAGCGTGGGACACGACCAGCTTCAACGTTACGTCGGGCCAGTCACTTTGTTCTAATAGTAGGTTTGCGAGATTCATAAGCACGTATTGTGCCAAGTCAATCAATTCTGTTTGTTCCGCTGTCAACGTCGGCATTGTTACAACTCCTCTTTATGAGGGTGGGCGCTCCAACGCTCACCTGTTATCAAGGGACAAGCCCCACGGGGTGGTGGCACCAATAAGCGTATCACGAGAGTCGGTGTAGCAAGTGTTGTGTATCACACGGAAAGAGGGGATAGCGGGTGTCAATCGCACAAGCGCTGCGCGAGAGTCGCAAAGCGAGAGGTTTGAAGCAAGGCGAACTAGGACTGCCGTACTCAGAGAGCATGGTAAGCATGGTGGAACGCGGCGAACGCCCGTTAGCCGCCGACATTGCACCGATGCTAGCGGCCAAGCTTGACCACCCAGCCATCATCGCTGAGTTAGCGAGAGAGCTCACGGGATTTGGGCCAGCGTGGCTCGATGGTGACGCAGTGGATTTGCACAGGGCAAGCGTTCGCGAGAAGTGTCTGGAGGAGTTGCGTGAAGCGATGGAAGCTATCAATGACATTGGCGCATACATCCCACCTGGCACCGAGAACGACAGGCGTCACAAGGAACGGTATGCGCACTTGCTACAGGTGTTCGACGCTATCCAAGCCTGTTTCGTCTACTGCGGAGTGCAATCGTTGGACTATGGTTTTTCGATGCTCCAGTTGAGCAAAGACCACCATCTGAAGTTGAAAGCTAGACACTACGTTGCAACATGAGGAGGAGCAGGATGCAGTCGTTTGCGGAGATTCTAGCGGATGCCGCTAAAAAGTTAGATGAAATCGAGGCATCAAAAAGCCCTCGTCCCGATTCACAGTCGGTAGAAGGGCGCATGAAAAACTATTCACCTGAGAGTGTACCACTGGCATTACGCGACAGCAACGGGCGGGAGGTTGTACTGGATGCACGCGACTGACCCATGTCCACGATGCAAACGAATGTCAGTGAAGCTCACGACCGAGCGCTACGGCGAGGACGCAGACGGCAATCGGTGGGAGTTACGTGAGTATGCAGAGTGCATGGCTTGCGGCTGGGAGCCGATTTATGGATACCACTTTCAAGATGATGACGAGGAGGAAATTGCGTGAGAATCAAGAGTTTGCACTGCAAGAACTTTCGAGCCTACGAGAACGTCAAGTACGAGTTTGGTGACACAGTCCGTATCAGTGGCGACAACGGTCGAGGGAAATCAAGTATAGCCGAAGCCATCGTGTTTGCACTATGGGGTACGACGCTCACTGGCAGCCCTTACACAGACCACCTTATCCGCAAAGGCGAGAAGCAAGCGGAAGTGACTGTCACTTTTGATTTTGACGGCAGCGATTATGAAGTCAACCGCATCAAAGGTAAAAAAGCTGAGGTGTTCGTTGACGGCCAAAAGGCAGCGCAAACCGACATCGACAGGATACTTGGTGACAAACAACATTTTTTATCGGTGTTCGCACCCGGCTACTTCGCTAGTCTGGCTGACAAGGATGCTCGTGAGTTGCTGATGGGACTCATCAAGCCACCAACACAGGAGCAAGTATTAGCCGAGATGGACAAGCCGTCCGTGGACGCGCTGACGGGCGAGAATCTACGCGACCCAGAGGCACTTGCTAAAGAGTGGCGTGCAGATATCAAGGCCAACGAAACCGAGTGCGCAAAGACCGAAGGGCGCATCGAAGAATTGCAGTCTCGCGTCGGCAGAGAGATTCCAGAAAATAGACTGTGGAGTCACAAAGAACTCGATGGCCTTAAAGCTCAGTTGCAATCCGGGGTATCGACACTCACTCAGGAACTCGGCGCACTGAGAGCAGAGCCGCAGTCACTACGGACTCGTTACGACAGCCTGAAGCGCCAGCTGAAGAATCCACCGCAAGCACCGTACGGAGAAGGCGATGCATGTCCAGTGTGCGCTAGAGAACTAGATTCGGATGCCCTCGGACATGCACTGACAGCGCATTTGAAGGAACTCAACTCAATCAAGGAGTTTAACGAGCGCGTCAAAGCCGAGATGGGCGCTGTCATCGCACGAGGTGCAGATGTAAAGGACCGCGTCGCAGAATTAGAGGCCTCAGCCACCGGTGACGACCACTCAGAATTACGGGCCCGCATCGCTGAGTTGGAACGCGAATTCGCAGAAGTACAGACGCACAACGGGATTGCAACTCGCATTCGCATGGAGGTTGTCGATGACCGGGCGGCACTCGAAAAGGCTCAGGCATATATCGCGTCATTGCAAGCGGAGCAATTCAAGTTTAGGGAAAAAATAAAAGCAATCGGTGCCTATCGTGCACAACTCGCCGACATGCAGATTGCGCAACTCAAGAGAGAGTTAAAACTCGTGGATATCAAGCTGTTCGACGTCACGAAGACAACCGGCGAAATCAAAGCCGTGTTCGAGCTCTTGTACCAGGGCAAACCTTACAAGTCACTCAGCTACTCGGAACAGATTCGCGTGGGCCTAGAGATTGCGTCACTTTTTAATATCGTCACAGGCGCGGGTTATCCAGTGTTCGTGGATAATGCGGAATCGATTACAAGTTTCGACGAACCGGCGACTATCCAGCTATTCACCGCGCACGTGGTAGAGGGTCAAGAATTACAAGTGGAAAACTTTGAGACGAAAGAGGATGCAGCGTAAATGGCAATAGCGGAGGCAAGTCTAACGCTACAAGGCGCACAGTCGCTTCAAATGGACTTCAACAAGGAACAAATCACCGCAATGCGCAACACGGTTGCCAAGGGTGCAACAGATGACGAGTTTGTCATGTTTCTGCACCTCGCCAAGACGTATCAATTGGATCCGTTTAAGCGTGAGATTTGGTTTATCAAGATGGGTGGCACACCGACAATCTATGCCTCACGCGATGGATTCGTGGCACACGCTCAGCGTCAGAGTGACTTCACAGAAATGATTAGTCATGAGGTATGCGAAGGTGACGAGTTTTCCTTCGACCCAATCAGCGGAGAAATTAGTCATAAGTTGACCGCGAAACGAGGTCCTATCACGTTGGCTTACGCAATCATCCGTAGAACAGATAAACCAGACCATGTCGTTACGGTCCCATTTGACGAGTATTTTAACGCTCTAGCTGCCAAAAATGGAGTCTGGAAGTCTCACGGTACGATGATGATCCGTAAGGTGGCCGAGGTCATCGCGTGCAAGCAGACCTACGGCATCAAAGGTCTCTACTCCCAAGAAGAATTGGGTACCGACGAGCCAAACTCCATGGTTGATATTCCGTACGACGATGGCCAGAAAGCACAACCAACTGCACCAGTGCGAAACCATCCATCCCGTGAAGAATGGCTGAAGGCAATCAACGAACTCAATGCCTACGCCGAGTCAATCGGCCTAACTGGCGACGAGTTGCGTAAGCAAGGTAAGCGGCTACTCAACAAGGAAAACCCGAAACAGTGGTCACTCGACGATATCAAGACGATTCGCGGACAGCTGGCTAATGTCGTCACGTCACAGCCGGAGCAATCAGCACAGACTGACTTCGACTTGCCGAACGACGAGGACCTACCGTTTTGAGCCGCACACTGAAATCCCTACTCACCCTAGTCTGTCTGTTGATGTTCGCATGGGCGGCAACCGCTGCCCTTTCGGCGGGGGATGTTCCGAAACACACAACTACGACTACATACACAGTGGAACCAGGCGATACCGAATGGCAGATAGCGTTGAAGTTTGACCCACAGGCCGACCCGCGTGCGGTCACGTATTGGATGGAACACCACGATGATATTGGGCAAGTACTAACACCAGGGCAAGTGCTTGTAGTTCCAGAGGGAGGTAAGTAAATATGTCCAACATCCTCAAAAGATTCGTGTTTGACGAAAGATTTGGCGTCCGTGTCGCACTAGTGGATGGACAGGCCTGGTTTGTCGCAAAAGACTTGTGCTCGGTACTCGACATCAACGACACGCGTCAAGCGGTTGCAAGACTCGACGACGATGAGCGTTGTTTAATACCGGTCACCGACGGCATCGGTCGAGTGCAGGATACTTTCGCGGTCAACGAAGCCGGACTCTACACTCTGGTACTCGGTAGCCGGAAACCAGAAGCTAGGGTTTTCAAGCGTTGGGTGACACACGATGTGCTCCCTCGGATTCGTGAAACAGGTACCTACTCTATCAACCAAGCTTCACAACCGACGACGAGTGCTGAGGCACTTCTACAGATGGCTCAGCACCTCGTGGAGAGTGAACAACGCATGGCAACGGTAGAAATGCAACTGGAGGTCACCAAGCACCGTATCGACACCCTAGACCACGTAGATGCAATCGGTGACAAACAACAACGGTTGAATGCGATGGTCCGCAAGCATGCGAGACTAGCAGGCGTCTCATACGCTAACGCCTGGCGGGAGTTCCGTGCAACCTACAACGTGGCTTATCACACGAATTTGACGGCGCTGCGTGACAACTACTGCGAGCGATTGAGCATTAGTGAACTGACGATACCAGAGTATCTAGCGGTGATGGACAGGTTGGATGATGCGCTGCGTGTTATGGATAAACTTTTGAATCCGGTGGGGGTGCTGTAAGTGGCTTGGATTGAGTCTCACGATGCGTTGGGTGAACATCCTAAAACTAAAAGACTAGCTAGAATCCTTGGAGAACCAATGCCCATGGTCGTGGGACGACTTCACTATTTGTGGTGGTGGGCTTTGAAATATGCCGAGGACGGCGACTTAACTCGATATGACGCTGCAGATATTGCCGATGGTGCTGGATTTGTCGGAGAAGCTACCGAATTTTTATCAGCTCTCGTACAAGCGGGTTTTATCGACGAGGAAGGCGATGTGGTTGTCCTTCACGATTGGGATGATTACGCAGGTCGGCTAATCGAGCAACGAAAGCTAAATGCAGGGCGAAAAAAACGCAGTCGGGATTTATATGAAGACCAATCATTGACTCGGACTGTCAGGGAACGCGATGGCAACCGCTGTAGATATTGTGGTAATCCTGTGAATTGGAAAGACCGAAAAGGTTCTGGCGGAGGGACTTATGACCATGTTGACCCAGAGGGAACTAACTCTGTAGAAAACATCGTTGTTGCATGTAGGGGTTGTAATTCTGGGAAGGGACGCAGAACACCTGAAGAAGCAAATATGATTTTATTAAAACCTATCAAGAAGAAGGTAGAAAAATCTAACCGTAATCTAACTGGAATCAAACCGGAATCAAACCTGCTTCAAACCTGTTTCAAACCTGATACCGCTATTACCGTACCTGACCTAACCGTACCTGACCTGACCTTACCTAACCAAACCGTACCAAAAGAAGAGGAGATCGCGAGTCTGGAAATCACCGTCACTCGTGCAGAAGTAGCAACCGCTGAGGAATCACCAGAAGAGCAAAAAGACTCCTCCTCGTTTGGATATGACGAGAATGTTGCTTTGATTGCCAAAACCTTCAGCTCCGAGGGATACGGCCAAGCAACGGAAACGATTAGGACACAACTTAGTACGATGCTCGATGACTGCGTGGAGCCTTGGAGACAGCTGGACCGTAAAGAGTCGTGTAGCCAGAGATAAACA